GTCTGCTGTAGGTAAGTTTTTAGCGGCTGTTGAAACTACAAAACATCCATCGCCTGTAAAAACGTGAACTTTAAAATCACCTGAAGTTGTTATCGTACCACCTGTAGCTGCGTAATAAGCTGGTGAATATGGGTCACCTGTAGGGTCTGATTTTGCCTCATTTTCAAATGAAGTCCAGCCGTTTGTATCATCAGCATAAACTAAAGTTAATCTTGTATCATTTGTTGATAATGATATGTCTCTATTTAAACCACCTAATTTTTCGTTTGATGTATTAATTATACAATCATTTGTAGCAAAAGTACCAGCATAATCTACAATTGATATTGTGTCACCTAAAGTAGGCGAAGCAGGTAATACTACTTCTATGACACCGCCTGTTGTATTTAAAAAATAACCTTCGCCAGCCTTTAAATTGTAAACTGTTGAACCGTCAGCATTCAATGGTGCTTGCCATTGAACATCTAAACCTTGTGAATTTCCTAATTTTCTTGTTTTTACACCCATATTTTATCCTATACTGGTAAATACCTAAAAGCTATTTCTGCTGAGGCCGCTGGTGCCGTAGCAAAAGTTAAAGTTGTTGATGATATTGTATAATCTGTTGTAGGAATTAATGTAACACCATTAACTAAAACCAATACATCATTAACAGCTCTACCACTATTTATAGTAAATCCTGTTGTAGAACCGTCACCTGTTGCTGTGCCACTAGCGTATGTTAGTGTCGTAGCAATATTTGATTTTTGAATTTTTTTAATAGCTGAGGCAGATGTATCAAAAAGTAATAATACATCATTATCAGCGGCTTGTTCAGCTAATTCTGTCTGACCTGAAATGTCTAAAGTTTTTGTTAAATTTGTATTTGTAATTTTTCTTAAAGCAGAGGCCGAATCATCATAAGTTAAAAATAAATCAGCAGCTGCTGATTCTGTTGTAGCAGTTTTACCAGTGATTGTTCCAGATGATAATAATTCGCCAACATCATAAGCGACACCTAAAAATATAACAAACGTTGTGTCACCACTTTCTGGAGCGGCTGTAAATACTATTTTTGTACCACCATCTGATAAATTATAAGCGACTTCAGGTTCTTGGTGTACACCAGCAACTGAAACTAAAATTGATGAAGATGATCCTACTGTAAAATTTAAATCAAATGTAGTTGTAGAGCCATCTGCTGTTAAACTTTGTTTTTCAAATGCTCCGTATGCTGGTTCTCTTCCTATGTATGCCATTTAATTATTATCCTGATTGAAACTTATATCTTATTATTACTATTCCTTTTCCACCATTACCACCAGCTCCTTCACCTCCAGGAGAACCATTTCCTGCTGAACCGCCAGCACCGCCACCTGTATTAGCGTCACCACTTTGAGCTGTAGCACCTCCACCACTTACACCTGGTTTACCACCACCTTTACCACCATCACCAGCACCGCCTGGTGAAGTCCTTGATCCTGCTCCACCACCACCAGCAAAATAATAATGACCACTATGTAACTCTCCGTTAGTGTGAACAAAGGCTGAAGGAAATCCTCCGCCAATACCACCATTACCACCTGGAGATCCACCTGAATCTGCTCCAACGGCTAAAGCGCCGCCACCACCGCCGCCTCCCCAACCTGGAGAACTTGATGTACCACCACCGCCATTATTTCCTTGAGGTGGACTTACAGGAGGTGTATTACCACTTCCTTGTCCACTAGAAACGTTGTTAGCATTACCACCACCTGAACCACCATCACCAGCACCACCACCATCATTAGCGCCTACACCACCACCGTGTGATGTAATAGTTGAAAATATTGAATTTGATCCTGCCGTACCATTACCACTTGGACTTGGAGAAGGAGGTTTAGTACCACCAGCACCTACAGTAATAGGATAAGTTGTCTCTGATACAGTTAAAGCAGCTGGGCCTTTAAGAGGGCTTGCTGGATAACAAGCAATATCAGGTGAAGCAAAAAATCTTAAACCACCAGCACCAGCACCACCTAAACCAACACCACCTGAAGGTGTTGATGAACTACTACCGCCACCTGCGACTACTAAATAATCTACTGTTGTTGAGCCAGCTGGGTTTCCTAATGTACCAACAACAAAACATCCATCACCTGTAAATGTGTGTATTTTAAAATTACCTGAAGTTGTTACTGTTCCACCTGTAGCATTTATGTAAATAGCATTTGTATCAGTTTGTGCTGTTAAACTATTTTTAGCTTCGTTCTCTTGTATTAACCAACCTTTACCACTATCAGCGTAAACTAATTCTACAACTAACCCATTTGTTGATAAAGTATAACCACCACCACCAAAATTTGGATCAACACTATCTATTAATTCACCGCCTGTATTTACTATAACATTGTTAGTAGAAAAGTTTCCACCGTAATCTGCTAAAACCACTGTATCACCTCTACTTGGTGAAGCAGGTAAAAATACCTCGATTACTCCAGTATTAGTGTCTAAAAAATAACCTTTTCCAGCTTGTGCTGTTAATTGAGTAGAACCGTCAGCGACAGTAATAGCTTGCCAATCTGTGCCTGCTGTTACTGAACCACCTAATGAAACTGATTCACCATTGATTGTTATAGCTGAATTTGATAATTTAGCATTAGCAATAGAACCTGCTAGTTTTTCATTAGTCACTGAACCTGGTGCTATATCAGCAGCTACAATTTCAGCGTCTTTGATTGATTTTGCGGTAATTTTGTTAATAGCCATAATTCTTGTTCTCTCTATTATTTATATTATTTATTCGTCTTTATCTGTAGTTACGTTATACTTTTTACTATCTTCAAAAAAATCAATGGTTGTAGTAAATCCAAAGTCATCATCAGCGTCAGCTGTTGTAGGGTCAGGAACGACTATAATACGACTTTCTCTAGCTTTATTTGTCGTATCAGTGTCAGAATATTGATCTGATTGTACAGTTTTGATAACTTTTTGTGAAGTTGATGGTCCAAATAAGTAAGTTTTAGCAGTAAAATTTAACGTGTAAATTACAGCTCTTCTAGTTGTAAAATCGCCAGAATATGTGTCTTCATAATTTACACTATTTAATATGATTGGTATATCTCTTTTTATACTTAAATCTGGTATAGCATTTATTGTCACTGTATAATCAGGTTGAAAGAAAGGTAATATTTGTTCAATTATTTGAAGGCCTGCCTCAGCACTTGCCGTAAAAGAATATAAATTATATGATATATTGTAAGGGACTGGTGTGTAATTAAAGTCTAAAACTTTACCCTCTTTTTCTGACTTTACTTGTTTAAATTTTTGTATTCTTGTAAGTTTTCTTGTAGGGTCATAAGATATACCAGATATTTCAAAACCCATACGAGGTAAAGTTATAGCAAACTCTCTGTTACTTAAACTTGATTGTTGATCTAATCTAACTAAAAACTTTTCTTTTGGGCCATATGCTAAAGGTACTCGTATTGTTTGTATGACTTTACCTGTATCATCTTTTCTTTTTATCTGTATGTTATTAAAAATTTGACCAAAACCTATGGTCATTCTTCTCATACTCTCGTTGTAAAAATATGTTCCAAACATTAAAAGTCTACCTCACCAAAAGGATTTCTTTCTGTAAAATCTAATATGTCATCTGCTGTAGATGAAGTATCAAAACCTGCTTGACTATCTAAATCATTATTATCAGCATAAGGTGATTGAGTTTGTAAGTTGTAAGTTTCAAGTAATAGATAATTAGATGAACTATCAGAGCCATCAGCTTCTAATAATAAAGCGCCATCTTCGTTTTCTAAACTCATTTGATGAGCTAACTGATCTAAAGAATATTTGTCCTCAGCAGCGTCAATATCTGAAACACCTGTATCAAGTCTTTCACTAGAATATTCAAATCTAGTACATCTTAATTTGTAAACAGGTAATTGACCTAATTGGAAAAATGGCTCTTGATCTTCAACAAATTGTATTTCAAAAAAACTATTCATTAAAGGCATATAAATTACATCACCCTCATTGGGTCTGCCTGAAACAATTAAAGTGCCAGGATCATCAACTAAATCCTGCCATCTTCTTTTAGACACCATAAATGTAGTGTCTTCTCTAATTTCTAATCCAAATTTGTTTATGATTTCTTGTTGGCCAGCAAAACCCTCTGTAGTTTCCATATACATTTCGGCTAGATAAGCAGCGTTAAATTTACTTGCTACATCTTCGCCTAATATAAGGTCTCTATTGACAAGTGTTCGTGGTAAATAGTAAACGTCTTGGCCGTAAATTTTAAGACCCTCAATGATTAAGTTTTCATAAAGTCTTTTTTCAGCGTCTGAACCTATACCATTGCCACCTTGAAAATAATGATTAACTGGCATTAGTGGTTACCCCATCATAATTGCTGGATTTAATTCGTAAGTTGATCTAATTTCTTGTTCTAACTTTTCTATATCAGCTAAAGCTTCTGTATAAATTTGTTGACCATTTAGTGAGACGCCACCTAACATTGTAACACCATTAAATTTAGATAAGTTAGCACCCCATTGTTTTTTAAATAAAGCAGTTACGTATCTTTTTAAATATATGTCGTTGAATATATCAGTATATTCTGTCGGGTCTAATTTTCTGTATGCCTCTATTACTAAATATTCACCAACTTGTAAATCGTTTTCCCAATCCATATCAATGTACAATCTATTATCGTGTTGATTAAATCTCATTGGTTTTTCACCTACTAATACGTGATCTAAAAAATCTAAATGTCTTAATACTATGTCATAATTAATTATTGATGTAGATGAAAAGTCGTAAAGGTCATTTAGTCTTAATTGGTATCTAACGTCAAATAAATTTAAATTACCTTTATCAGAAAATGGAAATATATTAATTATGGAAATAATTGATTCTGGTATTACTAGATAATTGTCTTGTTCAGACCAAGTTGTTGATACGCCAGATTCTTTTTTATCAGTTGTGCTTTCAGATGATCTATTAGGATTTTTTAATCTAGTTTTATCATCTTCAGTTAACTGATATTTTAAATATGTTCTTCTAATACCGTCATAGTGATATTGAGCATAATATTGTAAAGCTTCGTCCAGTCTATCTTCTAACTGGTCGTCATCTACGTTAATCTCTATAACTGGTTTTCCTAGTGCTCTTAAAGCATATTCTTTTAAGTTAGCTCTACTTGCTGGTGTTGCCATTATTAAATCCCTTTAGTTTTCAGGTATATTTATAATAATTTATCCAAGGGCTACTGCTTGAGCTATCGCAAAAGGTTTTGACGCTTTGGCGTCTAATTGTGTCTGTATATTAGAAGATACACCATCTAAATGATCTATTTCAGCTGATGTAACATCACTAACAGATACATCACCACTTCCGTCTGATACTAACGCTCTACCAGTTGTTAAGTTTACCATTTTACTAAAAGCAATACTACCTGCTAATTGAGCATTTGTTATAGTGCCTGATAATGAACTTGTTGGATAGTTAGTAGCGTCTGTTAAATCAAAAGCTGGAGTAGTATCACTTGCTCCTAAAGCTACGGTTATACCACCAAAGTTTACACTTGAATTAGTAAGTGATGAGTTTGCTATGTTAGATAAAGTATTGTTTGATCCACTAATTGTTTTATTTGTAAGTGTATCAGTAGATGTTTCAGTTACAACAGCTCCGTCTGTAGCAATTGTCATTTCACTTCCATTTAAAGAAGTTGTTATACCTGAGCCACCTAAAATTGTAAATCCACCACCTAAAGGCACACTAACGGCAGTTGAACTATCGTCAGCAATTGTTACGGTTGAATTTGATAGTGATGAATTTCCTATATTAGATAAAGTATTATTTGATCCTGAAATTGTTTTATTTGTTAATGTTTGACTAGAAGTTAACAATGCTATAGCAGATGTATTTGATAAATCTGTTGAAGCTATTGTAATATTACCTGATCCGTCAAACGATTGACCTGCTATTGTTCTAGCAGTAGCTAATGCTGTCGCTGTATCGGCATTTCCTGTAACATCACCTGTTACATTGCCTTGTAAGTTTGCTACTAGTGTTCCAGTAGATATTGTTAAATCTCCAGTTGTTGATCCTGTAAATGAACCTGTACCAACAATAAACTTATCAGCGCTTTCATCAAAACCTATAAAGGCATTATTTGAACTACCTCTTTCAATAATAATACCTGAATCGCCTGATGGTGT